AATGAATTAGCCAGCCCTTGTGCCGCGTTTTCAGCTTTTTTCGCTTCGTTTCCTATGCTATTTAAATCGCTTTTTAGCTTGTCCGCCCCCTCAACTTTAGCACTGATGATCAAGCTAGCAACTTCGGTCATTATTTGCCCCTTTTTTAATCTAGGGCAAATTGTATATGAAATTTAAGGGGGCGTTGGTTTGGTAAAATTAGGCTAATAGCACGTTGTTTTTCATAAAAAATTCATCATTGTCAAAAATATACGCCTTGACTGCACCGATAGCCGTAAAAATCTCCTCAAAACGCTTTTGCGTTTCGTCTAATGCCTTGACGCATTTGTTTTCTTTTTGTGTATTTTTTTCGGATAGCTTTTTGTATTTGTCGAAATAATAATCCCGCTCCGAGAGGGCAACAACAACAAAAAAGGGGGGGGTTAAAACCACTCCTTATAATTTAACTCAATTTAAACATTTTTTTTGTCTTTTTATGTTATATTACAAATCCACAGAACATATACCAAACAAAGAAAGGAGCTAAAATGAGTAAAGCAATTAAATATTTTCTTTTAGGCTTTAGAAATGCTTTTGGTGGTTTAGCTTTCAAAGACTTTGGTATTTACGAGTATGGCGGGATTGCAAAAAATATCTCAGAAAAGCGAAGAAAAAATCTAGAGAGCATGTATGGCAAAAAACAAATTACAAAAAAGCCAAAACAAGCAGCCTGAAACTAAATCTCAACAAAATTCTTTTTATGTTAATAACACAACATATCAAAATTTTAACGTTAATGTAATACCAAACGAGCTATCTGCCATCATTACTACAGACCCTGATTTTGTAAAAGGGTATCTAGAAAAAGAACAAGCACATAGACACAAGACAGAGGATCATATACTCGAGCTAGAAAAAAGCGAACAAGAAATCAGAAAGGTAGAAATGCCTTATTATAGAAAATTTGCTTTTATAGGACAAGGACTATCTTACTTGTCCGTCTTTGCGTGTTTAGGTATTACTGCTTATGGATTATACAAAGGAAGTATATCGGTTGCTTTGAGTAGTATTTTGGTTGCGGCAATAACAATAGGACCGCAATTAGCCAGTATATATCAAGCAAAGCAAGCCACAAAAAAAGACAAAGCAAAACAAGACTAACACTAAGCCCCTTAGCCGGGGCTACTGCTTAAATTTATCAAGTATCGTTTTAAAACTTTTAGGGTTAAATTCGCCTTGATACGGCGCGTAGGCTTGTTTGTCGTCGCTATTTATTTCGGCGGCGTAGATACGGCTTAAGTTACGTAAAATAGATATTTCCCACCAGTTAAATTTGTCGCCCGTTAGCTCGGTATAATTTTTAATATCGTTAAAATCCAAGGCTACCGCGCCAAAGCCGCTATTTTTGCAATATCCTAGCTCGTCAAGCGCGTGTAGCAGATGTCGTCCTTGGGTTACCGGAGGGAACTCGCGCTCTTTAACGTCGGTTTTTGCGTAGTAGGCTAGCTGCCTAACGTATAGCGCGAGCTCGTCGCTTACTTTTTTAAAAAATTTCTCGCATTCTCCGCGAAACGCTCGACTTGATTAGCAATTAGCGGATAGGTTTCGTAAATTCTTTTAGCTTCATTGTGGCTGAATTTTAGTTCTTTGCCGTTTTCGCTAATGCCACTCCAGCCTACCGTAAGCCCCACCATAACCTCTAGCGTGCTTTGTTCGGCGCCTTTATTTTCTTTTACGGCGTTCATAAATACCTCGCGTCCTTTTTTGCCGTGAAAACTTAGCACTTTGATTTTGATGTCGGTCGGTTTGTTATCAAGATCAAGTATAGTTAGCTCAACGCCCGTTTCGCCCGCTGAAATATCGAAATTCTTTAAATCCATAACTTACGCCCCCTTAGCCTCTATGATGTCGTCTAGGCGTGTTATTTTGATGGTTATCGGTACGCGCACGACGTCGTCTTTTGCGATAGATACGCCAGTTTTAGTGTTTATAAACTCGCCCGTGATGTAGGTCGGGTTTTTATTTGCTCCCGTCGCAGGCTCGTCGCTACCCACGATGATAAATTGCTTTCGTAGTTTCTTGTTAAACATCTCGGTAAGCTCTTTTACGCCGTTATTTTGCCCCGCCGCATAAAATAGCTTTAATTCCGTCTCGCTATAACTTATAGCTCCCTGGGATACTGCCGTAGCGTCCTCGTCTATGCACTCGTATTCGTTGGTTTTACGGGTTTTGGTAAAGTCGCCCAAATCCTCTAAATACGCTATACGTTTTGCCGATGTTAGCGCCGTTTTTATTTTAGCCGCATCGCCCAAATCGACGCTAGTGTCGCAAATATAAAATTTAGTAAGCTGGCTATCTGTTACTTTTAGCTGCTCCGCCATTTTCACTCCTTATAAGATTTAAAATAAATAGAAACGGCCACGCCATAGCGATCGCCGTCAACGCCCAAAATATTAACGCTCGTCGGGGCGGTAATAAAAACCTCATTTTCTAGCTTTACGCCTACTTTAAAAGCTTTTTCGTAAAGCTTCGCGCGCTCTAAAACGTCTTCGACGCCTTTGCCTGCCGGATAGCGTAAGGTTATCTGAAACACGCCGTCAATTTCCGCAATACTATCATCAATTACAGCAGCGCTTGGTTTGGCGGGCAAAAAATAAAGTTGCTGATAAGGCTTACCGGCTTTTGGGCTAAACGTCGTATTTTCAAACGCCGTATCGATAGCCGGCGTAACCGCTAAAACCGCTTTTTCTAAAGCCTGCCTAATTTGTAGCATTAGCCGCCCTTTTTACGATTTGTTTCCAACGGATAGCATTGCGCCTTACCATACCTTGCGGGGCCTTTACCTTACTCCAACCCTCAAACTCTATGCGAAAAGCATAAGGCAAATTGTTTGTAAAATAAAAGGTTTTATCTAGCGCTAGCTGATTGTTTACGAGGTTATTAGCCCTATCTCCTGCCTCGTTTGCGGTCGCTTCTGTTGTCTGCTCGCTAGCCGCACCGACGCTAGGAAACCAATTATTTTTTAGCCTACCCGTATCTACCGGCGTGTCGCTGATGATGTCTGAAGTTAGATCAATGACTGATTTTTTAAAGATTTTTAGCGCCTTTTCTTGTGCTTTCGCGCTAAAGCCCTCTATCTGTCTCTCTATCATTTCGCCACCCCGATTAGCTGATGCAGCGCTACGTCCTCGCCGCCCCATACCGCGTCGTTGTATTTGATTGTATAGGAGCAGTGAGGAAACTCTATCACGTCGTTGTTTTGCGGCATAAAAGGTAAAGATTTGGCGGCTATCAAAATCACGTTATCGCCCTCGTTTAATAAGCTTTTTTCTATTAAATTTGAGTAGCTTTTTGCGCTATCAATATACGCCTTTACCTTGTATTCGCTTATCTGTTCGGTCATTCCGCCCGTTTCAGGGTCGTAAATTTGCCCGCTTTTGCGTTTATACGTGCCTACTTTGCCGAATTTTTCAAGCAATTTAAACGCCGTATTTTTGGCTTTTTCGTTTAGCATCGCTCTAACCTCATTACCATTGCGATACTCGGCTTTAAAAACGGCTTTAAAAGGCTGGCTACGTAAGCGTATTTGGTGGCAGGGTCTGCATTTTGTGCGTATTCCACCTCGATACTGCCTACTTTTTCTTTTGTGGTTAGTCGCTCGACGTCGCTCATCAGCTCGCCCGCGTTTGCCCTTATAGCTAGCTCGCACACGGCGGATTTAAACTTAGCAGGCATTCCAAACGGCGAGCGCGGGAAACTCAAAGCTTGATCGGCTTTTAATCTCTCGCCTTGCCATTTATCAAAATATACCGCCTCTAAATAATCCGTCGCCTTGATAATGGCCGCCTCTTTGTCCGCGCTGCCCAGCCCTGCCCACGTTTGGTTGCCACGTGCCAAAAAATACTCATCGGCAAACTCAACCGAAACGTAAGCGTTAGCATTGGCTAACCCCGTGCCGTCCTCTGGTATCATTACTCTAGCTTCTCTTTTATTGCGGCTTTCGTGCCGTCTGCGTTAGTATATTCAACGCCCAAATACGCCGCTAGCGACTTCAGCTCACCCGCTTTTAACGTATCTAACCTCGATATTAGGTCGTCATAATTAACCTCTTGTTGCGCTCCTTTTAACGTTAAAGCGGGCGGGTCTTTCACGCCGTCGCCCTCGTCGAATTTAGCGTCGATGATTGTTAGCCCTCGCTCTTTGGCTAGGGCTTTAACGTCCTCGTTATACTGAAACGTCGGGAATTCTACATACCAAATTTTAGACATTTATAGCCTCCTAATTTTTCGCCGCGTCGCCTATTAGTAGCACACCTGCGGTATCTTTATCACTAGCCGCGATCTTATCCCAGTTTGTGCCGGTGCCTAGTTTTGCATTATCCGGGCTTTTGCCGCCGTTTGCCGTATCCCAAGAATAGCCCTTGAGCGACAACCCAAACGTATAGTCCGCTTGATAAGTCGTTTCTATGCGCTCTTTGCCGTTGTTGGTCTGAATATTCGTGATTAGATCGCCTGCGTCGCTCACTATCGCGGCTCCGGTAGTTAGGCTTAAAACGTAGTCTTTATTCGGCGTTCCCGCTTTATACAGAGCCGGCGCGTCGGTAACTACTACCCTACGTCCTAAAATCTCAACGACAAGCACGTTTTCAGCCTTAAATAGCTGTGCGGCGTTTGCTAAATTTTGCCCGATTAGCTTGTGGAATCCCGCGCCCCTCATTATATTAGCCGTTATGGCCGCGCTTCTATCGCCGAATTTAGCGTAGGCGTTATTTAGGTTGGCTTGGTTTATGCCACCACTAGCACTTACGTCGTTTACTACGCCCGCGTTATTACCGATAGCGCCTACGAGTGCAGAGATGGCCATATTTAACATATCGCTTATCATCGCCTCGCTCATATTTCTTGAAATCACTTCAAGAGCTAAGGACGGGTCTTTTTTTATCCACGTTAGCTGCCCCGGCTCAAACACTACCGGGCCAAATCCACCTGCTACTTTTACGGCGTTATCTTGCTCTTGTCTTAGGGTAGTAGCCGTAGCCGTCGCGTTGGCTGCGTATCTATCTACCCTGCGCTGTGCGGAGTGGATGCCTCTAAAAAAGCTCTCTTGCATAAAATCGCCGTCTATGCCCTGTGCGTTTAGAATTATCGTGCCGCCGCTAGCCGCGTTAAATTTCTCTATGTCTTGACTTAGCGTCTCGATCGTCGTGCCTGCTAGGTATTCGGAAAATACCTTCATATCGCTTAGTGCCATATTTTCATTCCTTTAGGTTAAATTTCTCTTTTATCGCGGCTATTCGCTCCTCGCGAGTGCCGCCCCATTTAGCGCCGATATTTACGTTACCGCCGCCTCCGCTCGCTCCTCCGCCTTGACCTTGAGGCGCCGCTATAAAAGCTTTACCGTCTTTTTGCGCCCATTCGCTCACGAATTCGCTTATAGGCTTATCCGCAATATACGCCTTTAGTTCACCCTTGTCGTCTTTTAAGCTAGCATTGCCACGCAAAAGAGCTTTGGCCGCTTCTAAAAACTCCGCTTTTACGCCCGCTTTTGCGAGATTATCGCTTAGCCCGGCGTCAATTAGATACTTATTTAGCGATCCGTTAGCGTTAGCTAGATCGGCGTTTAGCTTTTTCGTATCGGTATCGTATTTTTTAGCGAGCTTATCGTTTTGCTCTTTTAGCTCGTCGTATTTAGCTTCAAGCTCGGCATATTTCTCGGCTTCCACCGCGTCGCTATTTTTAGCTTTTAGCTTTTTTACCTCGCTTAAAAGCTCTTTATTTTTAGCGTTCATCGCTTCTTTTTCGGCTTGCAAATCACTGACTTGCTTTTTTAGCTCCTCAATATCCATCCTATCCTCCACAAGAGTTAAATTTAAGGCACTGCCTTTGATAGAATAGTAACTTAAATTTTAAATAGGGTTGGTTTTGAAAAAGTGGTATAATAAAAGAAAAGGATTTTATTATGATTAGTTTTAATGAGTTTGCACAAAATAGCTCAAATGCGGTTCGCGCCTCTTATCATTACGCCCAACAAAACAACCTAACAAGAGACAAAGGGTGGCGCGAATTCAATAAGAAATCAAAGGACAAAGATTTTCTTTTAAAATGGTTGCGGGTCGCTTACGACGCAACATACGGCTTGCGCGTAGATGAAAACGATAAATGGATCAAAAAGCCCTCTGCGGTAATAGTAAGCCCTGACGGCGGAGTAATGAGTTTTGACAAATTTGAAGCATACGAGAATTCAGGCGGCACTATTACGCTTAACTATTACCTAATGAAAAACGAAGCAAGGATAAAAGAAGCCTATGATGAATTTAAAGAAAAATCCATAAATAAAGATTTTCTTTTGGAATGGCGCAAAAAAACCTATAAAGCTTATGCTTCCGATTGGCTTTAACAAAAGTTATTCAATATAAACAACCGTAACATTATCGCCGTCTATCACTTCTTCTTTTATCTCGATTACTTTAAATTTTTCACCGCCTTTTACCAAAATCTCCTTTTCCTCATAGTCTGAGAAATCATTTACGTAAAGCTCTTTGCCTCGTGATTTCGTTTTTAGTATTATCTCTTTATAGCCTCCGTTGCGACTACTGAAGTGTTTTGCTACGCTTTGTTCTAACGAGAAGCTAGAAATAGCCTTATCAAAATATTCATCACCGGCTTTTAACTTCGCAAACATGCTATTTTCGTAAGCTTCAATCTCATCAAAGCCTATTCCCCTATATATGTCTGTTCCTTTTTTTACATTGCTTTCGTATTTATTAAATAAGTTGATAAAGTTATCAAAACTTTCTTTTTCCTCGGGATATAACTGCTCTTTCAGTGTGCCGGTCATATACTCACGGATTTTTCTACTGCTAGCTCCCGTCCAATCGCGGATAGCTTCTATTTCGTTTATACTTACGTTATCTTTTGAAAATACCGTTTTTGGCGTCGTCTTCTTTGCTAAATCCTCTAAATTTACGCTCCGCCCCTGTTGCGTTATCAAATCCCGCATAGTGATCTTGCCTTGCATAAATAGCTCAGCTCTGCCTTTGCCTAGTGTCTTTTCTATCACTTCGGGGCTTTGGGTTTTTAACCAATCGTCAAACGTCATATCCTGCGGCACGTAGCCGTTCATACTTGACCTAGTGCGACCGCTTGCTTCGTCCATTCCCTCGACGTCTAGTTCATCCCAGCTTTTGGTTACGGGTATTATGGTGCTGCGGCAATTAAAATGAGTATTTACGCGCGGTTTGCGAAACGGGAAGTCGTGCCCGATAGGTTTGTAGTCTTTATCCCATGTTAGCCCGTCGTAAGCTCTGCATAGTGCAGACGTGCGAGTATCTAGCGTGGCTTGGTATTTGTAGCATTTTATGACGTCATCGTTTGCTTCAAAAAAGGCTTGGCGGATCTCGCTTACTATCGCGCCCGCTCCGGTTAAGGCGATAGCAGTAGCGTCACGTTTATTTTTCTCTAAAACCTGCGCTATCCTTTGGGCTAACATCGGCGTAGTCTCTCCTAAGCTCACGCCTATTTTCAGCTCGCGCTCTAATCGCTTTTTCTGATCGGCGTTTAAGCCGTTATTCCACGCTTTGACGGTCGCGCCCTCTATCTGTGCGCTATCTACTAGCCGCTCGATGCTACTCTCTGGTAATACGCTAGAAAACAGATTAAATCCCGCCAGCTCGTTGTAGTCTAGTAGATGGTCTTGCTCGTTTTGCGCTAGCGTTAAAAAATCTTTACGCAAATCGGGCGTTTTTAGGCTTTGTTTAAGGTCGCTTATCGTTTGAGCTAAATTATTCGTTATATTTTTCTTTTTTAAAATTTGGGCCTGCAAATCGGCGATCATATCGTCGTAAAATTTAGCTACCTTTTTACTTAGCCCGTTTTTTATCCGCTCGTGCAAAAGAGAGCGCGCTACTTCAAGCTCGGCTATTAGTTGATTAAACGGCTTCATCGCTCGGTGTTACCTGCGGTGCGGCTTGTTCCAGCTTAGCCTGATAGTCCTCGTAGCTTTGGATGGTTTTAGGCATTAGCTCGCCTTTTAGCAGTGCGTCGTAAAGCACTTCATTAGGAATATCTCCACTTTGGATGCCGGCTATGATTTGGGCTAATAGCTGCGGTTCGATCATCGTTAGGTTATAGTCGGTATTTATCTCATAAATCAAATTCTCGCCCGCGATATTCTCAAAAAAGGCAATGTCTTTTAAAAACGATACTATGCCCTCGCTAATCGTAGAGGCGACATTGGTTAATACCGCATTTTCGCCGCTTTTTCGCATTTGCAAAGTTTCGGTAGCTTCTGCGGTCTTTTTCTCGTCTAGCAGCAAGCGCGCGCCCAAAATCGACATCCTTTTTTCTTTTACCGCGATACGGTTTTCAAGCGTGCTTAAGCCGGCACCGCTAAATTCTAAAAAGCCTACTTTTGCGCTCGGGTCGTTTATGACCCAAACGGCGGTAGAGCCTATTTTTAGCTTTTCGTTGCTCTCTCCCTGATAGCCCGTAACGTAAGGCGTAGGTAGCGCCGTAAAATGCGTGCCGTGTTCTAAATCTACTTCGCTTCTAAAATGGCTAATATTAACTTTAGCCAAATCAAGCAAAGGCGGCTTTTCTACCGACGTTTTTAAGTCGTTCACATTAAAAAACGTAAAGGGCAAATATTCAAGCTTTTGCCCGTTCGCGCTCGGGTAAATTTCGCTAACTGCTTCAAAATTCCCCGCCTTGTTTTCGCTAAATACTCTTTGACGGTAGTATCCCTCGTGTAAATCAAGCACTCGGTAGCGCGTTTTTATCTTGTCTACAAACTCGTCCTGCGTCGGCTCGGCGTAGGTTTCAGCAAGCACCACGAGCGACGTAACGTTTGAGCCGTTTATTTTCGTGGTTTTCCAGTTGATGATATTTTCGGCTTTATAAAGCGTGGCGTAGGCTCTTAAATTTAGCCTTT